AAAAATCCCATTCCTAACAGAATTGATAGATCCTTTACTGGTGTTTCAATATTTGATAATTCAATTGAGAATATTAAAAAAGCAGATATACAAAATGCACGATTAGATTATGAATTTGAAAGTGCTGAAAGAGCAGTGTTTGCTGATTGGACTGCAGTTGAAACAAGAAAAAACACAGATGGAAGGATTGTTAATAAAATACCTCAAAGAAGAAAAAGGTTGTTTGTTGGTGTTGATGTTAATGATGCATTAGATACATTTAATCCTGAAATTAGAGAATCAAATTACATAAATGGTTTAAATGAATACTTAAGAAGAGTTGAACTAACATCAAGCTTGGCTTATGGTGACTTATCTAAAAATGAAACAGTTGAAAAAACTGCAACAGAAATATTAGCAAGTAAGAAACGTAAATATAACATGGTCAATGCAATTGAAAGTAATTTAAAAGACTGTTTACAAGGTTTGGTTGATGGATTAGCTTTTCATAACGGTATGTATACGACTAATTATGAATTTATATGTGATTTTAAAGACAGTATTTTAACTGATGAAAATACTGAAAGATTACAAGATAGACAAGATGTTGCTATGGGTGTTATGAGTGCGGTTGAATATCGAATGAAGTGGTATGCAGAAGATGAAAAAACGGCTAGAAAAAACCTACCAGTGCTTGAGCCTGATGTTTTATCTTAGGTGCTTAAATGTATACTCATGAAGAACTAGAAAGCATACCAGAAGAAACGGTCAAGATATTTAGAGCAGTAGAATTAAGAATCCTTGATGATATTGTTAGAAGAATAGCTTTAACTGGTGAAATTACTTCAACGGCTGATTATCAAATACAAGTGTTATCTAAAATGGGAGTTGATATAAACGACATTAAAAAATATATTCAATCTCAATTAATTATTAGCAATATACAACTAGAAAACATGATTAAAGAAGTTATTGAAAGTGGTTATGTTAGAGATAAAGCATTGTATGATGCATCTAATATTGAATTTATACCTTTTGAAGATAATCTTGAACTTCAACAAATTATGACTGCAGTCATTGAAACTTCAAAAGAAGATTTAAATAATCTAACCAAAACATTAGGGTTTGTAATTAACCGAAATCCTATAACACTTACAGAGTATTATCAAAGGAATTTAACTGAGGCTACAATGCAAATTGTTAGCGGTGGTATGAGTTACGACCAAGTGTTAGAAAAAACAGTAAATGAGTTGGTCAATAGTGGTATTAGAGTTATTGATTATGAAAGTGGTTATCACAATCGTTTAGAAGTTGCGGTTAGAAGAGCAATACTAGGCGGTGTTAATCGAATAACTGAACATATCAGTAATGAAAATATGAAGAAGTTAAATACTGAATATGCAGAAGTTAGTTATCATTTAACCGCTAGACCAACACATCAAGTGTGGCAAGGTAGAGTTTATACCAAAGAAGAATTAGTCACTGTTTGCGGTTTAGGTACTGTAACGGGATTAATGGGTGTTAATTGCTATCATCATTATGGTGCTTTTATTCCTGGTGTTTCTAAGCGAATGTACACTGATGAAGAGTTAGACAAGATGAATGAAGAGGCTAACACTCCTAAATCATCAAGGGTTTATGGCGGTAAAGAATTTACTAAGTATGAGGCTACACAACAACAAAGAAAGCTAGAAAACAATATAAGGTTGCTGAGATACAAGATAGACTTATTACAAAAAGGAAATGCAGATAAAGAAAAAATAATCACTTATAAAGCTAGACATACACGTTTTATGAATGATTATAAGTTTTTTTCTAAAGAAATGGGATTGAAATATCAAAGTAACAGAATAAATTTAAGTGCATTAAAAAAATAAAAATTAATTAGGTAAATGGATCAGTTGGAAAACTGGTCTTTTTATATGTTTCAAATCGTGTGACATAGCAACGATAGGACTAGTAGCTTAAGAAATCTCACGTGTTCGTAGCACGTAAAACAAACGATAGGAGGAATTAAGAGATGAGAGAATTTTTAAAAAGTTTACAACTAGAAGATGACAAAATCGAATCAATTATGGGTGAATACGGAAAGAAAATTGAAAACGTAAAAAATACTCATAAAACCGAAGTTGAAGGACTTCAATCACAGTTAAGTGAAACAAAGACTAAGCTTTCAGCTTTTGATGGAAAAGACTTTGAAGGACTTCAAAAACAAGTCACTGATTTAACTAAAGAGCTTGAAGATAAAGAAAATAAATTCAAAGCACAAATAGCTGAACGTGATTTTTTAGATGCGTTAAATAGAGCAATTACTTCAAGCGGTGGAAGAAACGCAAAAGCTATTATTGCAACTTTAGATGTTGAAACTTTAAGGAGTTCGAAAAATCAAAACGCAGATATTCAAGCTGCAATAGAAGAAAACAAAAAGAATTTTGACTATTTATATCAATCTAAAGAGCCAATCAATAATCCATCTCCAGTAGGTGCTACTGGTGGAAGTGGTGGAGCTAGTGTTAAAGAAGAAGAAATAGCAAAGCTAAGAGCAATTGCAGGGCTTAAAGATGAAAAAAAATAGTCAATCTCAAAAATTATGAAAAGGAGATTAAGACATGAATAATATTGAATTGACAGAAGTTTATAAACCTATATTGGATGATGTGTATAAGAAAGAATCAGTTACTTCAATCCTTGAAGGTGATGAAACATTAGTACAAAAAGGCGACCATGGAGAACTTAAAATTGCTAAGTTAGATATGGATGGATTAGGGGACTTTGATAGAAACACTGGATATACTAAAGGGGACACAACTTTAGTGTGGGAAACTGTTAAGTATGACAAAGAACGTTCTCAAAAGTTAAGAATTGATAGATTAACAAATAAAGAATCATTAGGAGTTGCGTTAGTTAAATTAGGAAGTGAATTTATTAGAACAAAAGTTGCTCCTGAAACTGATGCGGCTAGATTTGCAAAAATCTGTTCAACAACTGGAGTTACTAAGAAAGCTGAAGATATTAATGATGGTGCTAGTGCAGTTGCTGCTTTACGTGTTGCACAAGTAAAACTTGATGATGATGAAGTACCTGAAGAAAGCAGAATCTTATTTGCTACATCAACGTTTTTAAACTCTATTATTGATATGGATACAACTAAATCAAAAGCGATTTTAGCTGAATTTGAGTATATTATTAAAGTTCCTCAAAGCAGATTTAAAACTGCGGTTGAATTAAAGACTGGTGAAACAGAATATGGTTTTGCTCCAGCTTTAGGTGCTAAAGATATTAACTTTATGATTGTTGAAAGAAGTGCAGTTGTATGTGCTACTGACACATATATGAAATATTTCAGTCCTGATGAAGACCAAGATAAAGATGACCATGTATTCCCTTATAGAAATAACAATCTATATGGTCACGTTTATGAAAACAAAACTGCTGGAGTATACGTATCACATAAAGCCTAGTTAAATAGCTAGGCTTTTTCTTTTAAATAAAAGTATTGATAAGGAGGCTTATATATATGGCAAAAGAAATTAAAAGAAAACCAACAATAATTGGTTATATTCCTGAAGAAGTTAAAGAAGTTGAAGAACCAGTAACAACTGAAGAAGTTAAAGAAGTTGAAGAACCGAAGAAGAAAACAACTAAAAAATAAATATATGAATCACCTAAAAATAAAAATGATATAAAGGAGTGGTAATTATGTATGCCGATTTTACTTATTATACTGAAACCTATCAAGGAACTATAATTCCAGATGAAAATAATTTTAAGTGGTATGCACGTAAAGCCACTTTATTTATTGAGTTAAAAACACATCAAAGAGCAAATGATTATATTGAAGATAACAAGGTTAAAGACTGCACATGTTCATTAGCTGAATATTTATACCAAGATAGAGTGCAAGGTGAGGCTAGTAACGTTCAAAGTGAAAAAGTTGGAGAATGGACTAGAACTTACAAGATTACAACTGAAAAAGAAAGGCAAAACAATATGCATGCTATTGTTGTTGAACATTTAGCTACAACTGGCATGTTATATGCTGGTGCTTAATTATGATGACTAATACTAAATGCACTTTATTTTTGAAAGGTAGAAACTATGAAAAGTTACTTGTTCCAGAATGTTTTTACACTGATACTGGAGTTGCTAACTTTAGAAAGACTGGTCAAGCTAATGTTGAAAATGCTTTTTGTATGTTTACTTATGACCTTATGGGAGATATCAATTTTACAATAGGACAAGATTATCTTATTGAAGGCGATGTTGATTTTACGTTTGATAATACTGATGAAAGAACAAAATCACAAAGTAAAGGTGAATTGTTAAAGTTAAAAGGAATTAAAACTATTGTTAAAGCCGATTTAAAAAAGTATGGTGCTGAAAAAATGTGGCATTATGAGTTATCATGCAAATAAAGGTAGTTGGACATCTTGATATTCAAGATACTGATATTATCTTGAGTAAAAAAGGCTTAAACGATGGTGGAGAAGTTCAGCAATATATTGATAATCAATGTATTGAATTGATGAAACCTTATACTCCTTTTGATACTGGTGTGTTAGAGAAATCATTAAGAAATCATACAGTTATTGGAAGTGGTGAATTAATCCAAAGCACACCTTATGCTAGATATTTGTATTATGGGAAGTTATATGTTGACCCTATAACTTTAAAAGGTGCTTTTCATGATGAAAAGACTGGTCGTTTTTGGAGTAGACCTGGAGTTTCAAAGATTCCAGACCCATTAGGAAGAAGTTTAGAATATAACACAAGTAAACATGCAATGGCTGGTCCTTATTGGTTTCACAGAATGAAAGAGGATCATAAGAAAGACATATTGCAAGGTTGTAAAGAGATTGTAAGGAGAAGGAGCAAATGAAAAATGTAATTGAAACATTAAAAGATTTATTAAGTGCTAGTCCTTTAATGGTTGAATTTAATGATAATCAACACATAGATTACAACGAAGAACAACCAGGTAATTATGGAGTATATCCTATTGGAACAAGCCTTGTTAAAGAAAATATATTAGGTGATGAAACATACAGAACTAACTTTGTTATTTATGCAAATATGCAAGCTCATGATAACTATGTTAGGTTATTAAATTCAAATTGGTTATTGAGAATGACCTATTGGCTAAACAGTTTAACAGATATACCGATTGTTAAAGATGAAGAAAAACTACCTTTAACACAAGGGAAAATAACATCAATTACATGTTCAAACGGCATGCTCTTTGGTATACCTACTGGCAATATTGCTGATGGAGTTAGTTACCAGTTACAAATACAGATAGAATATGAATTTAAAAATAATGATTAGAAAGGATTAAAGTTATGACAATTGGAAAAATTAAAAGAAAATTTATGGCACACTTTATTGATAGTGCTTTTAGTTCAAGTAATCCAGTTTATGTTAGGTTAGGTCAAGACTTAGAAAATTATAGTGTTGATTTAAATGCAAATGTTGAAACTAAAAATAACATTCTAGGTGAAACATCAGTTATTATTGATAGTTATCAACCATCAGCAAGTGTTGAACCTTACTATGCGGTTGAAGGCGACCCTTTATTTACTAAGCTACAAGATATTATCGATAATAGAAAAACATTAGATGATTTAAAAACTACTGATGTTGAAGTTCATTTATGGGAAGAAATCGAATTATCACCTGGAGAATATGTGGCGTATCGTGAAGATATTATGGTTGAACCAGTTTCTTATGGTGGTGACACTACTGGTTACCAAATACCATTTAACGTTCATAAACTGGGTAATAGAAAGAAAGGTAAATTTAAACTTGCAGACAAAACATTCACACCAGATGCATAGAGGATTGATATAAATTAATCCTCTTTTTTTAAAATAAGAAAGGAAGTTGAAAAATGGGAAATATGCAAAGTATTAAGTTTGATGATGGTTATAAAAGTTTTTGTATTAATGATGATGAATCAAGAGTTATAAGGTTTAATCCTAAAGATATAAATTTAATTGAAAGAGTTAATCAAGCGAAAATCAACGCAACTGAAAAAATGAAAGAGTTAAACGTTGATGAGAAAGCACTAGTTGATTTAAGTGATGATGAAAGTGTAAATGAAACACTAACAATATTTAGTGATTTAAATAAATTCTTATTAGACCAAGTTGACCTTATATTTGGTAAAGGTGCTGGAGTAACTGTTTTTGGTGAACAAAGCCCTTTAACTACAATTAATGGAAAAACATTATTTGAAGGCTTTTTAGAAGGTGCTATCAAAATCATTGAACCATACATTAAAGAAGAGGCAGAAAAGAAACAAAAGTATATTCAAGAAAACTATAAGAAGTACTATAAAAGATGATTGGGCGACTTCCTACTTCTTTAAATGTTGGTGGTGAAGATTTAAAAATTAACACTGATTTTAGAGTTGCACTTTTAATTTTTAAAGCACTGAATGATGTTAATTTAAATAATCAAGATAAAGTCTTTATTACATTAGATTCATTGTATGGTATAGAAAATATACCAGTAGGGCATCTTCAAGATGCATTTGATAAAGCTAAAGAATACCTGGATTGTGGCTTAGAACATGATGACAGAAAACCACGCAAGAAAATGATTGATTGGGAGCAAGATGAAACAATGATTTTTTCATCTGTTAATAAAGTTGCTGGAATGGAAACTAGATCTAAAGAACACATTCATTGGTGGACTTGGTATGGTTTTTTTAGTGAAATAGGCGATGGAATGTTATCTAGTGTTTTAAGAATTAGGCAGAAAAGAGCAAAAGGAAAAAAGCTAGAAAAACACGAGCAAGAGTTTTATAAGGAAAATAAAAGCATTATAGATTTCAAAGTGAAATATACTGATGAAGAACAAGAAGAGATTGACAGAATAAATGAATTATTAAACCAATAGCAAATTTAATTATTTGCTTTTTTTTATTTATATCAGAAAGGAG